TCCTGCGCTTGCTCGCTATATTTGGCGATGTCGCGCATAGCCTTCTCAAGACCTACGACCTGAACATCCACTTTTGCCATTAGCCCTGCCTCTCCGTCTTGACGATCATAAACTTGTCGCGGAAGTCTACATTCTCGACCGAGCGCACATCATGGTTCTCGCTGCGAAACACAAGGCGGTACTTGTTGAGCATCTGCGTATCAGCAGTCCCGAGATCGTCCCTGTAACGCATCGTAAACTCGTGCGTGTAGATGCCCTCGGGTTTACTCGCGTCCTCGGCTTCGCGTCCCGTCAGCGTCCGCACAGAGGCGTATACGGTCTCGATGGTTGCCCATGTCTCCGTAATGACACCGAGGTTGTTCGTTGCCGTGGCAGCCTGTACCGCCACCCTATGACGCATTTCTCCGATCATCAGTAGCCGATGGTTCTGTGGTGGGCAATCTCGCCGAGTATCTTAAACTCGCGCTCTGTGACAAAGTCGCGGTTCTCATCGCCCCTGCGCTCGTGCCATAGGGCGAGCAGTTTCAGCGTGGCAATCAGGATGTCAGCAGGAAGATCGGTAGATGCGTCACCATATCCGGCAATGTATACCAACGTACCTGCGCGGTCCATGCGGTTAACTTCCCAACCATCGTTGCGGTGTTTTAGATAGGATGCCTCGACCAGTTGCCAGTTTTCAGCGGCTTCCGTATACGATGTCTCCACGCCTGCGCTGTTCTCGTCGTAGATCGTCAGCGATGTGACGGACTGCACCGGAGGTCTGGGTATCTCAATCCGGTCCCGCATATCGTCTCCGTTCATCTCCCACGAATAGGTGCGGGTGATGAGCGAGCGCCGCAAGTATTCTTCGACGCGGACACGAGCCGCCTTGATAAGGATCGTGAGGATCGCGTCTTGGCTCGTATCGGACGAATCGATACGGAGCCATTCCTTTGCTTCTGCTGTGCTTACTGGCTCAACAGAGGGTGCGGATGTAACGGTAAGCGACATGGCAGATGTTTTTTGAAATGTAGGAGCCGGGGCGGGAATCGAACCCGCTCCACCCCGAGAGAGGAAAAGGTGTGCGCCTTTACACCACCCGGCTCACCCACCTATTAGGTGTTAGATACGCGAGCGTATACGATAGCCTCCGGCTGAAGGATCTCGTAGTCTACACGGTATGAGTAGAACAGGTTGACCTGTCCGGTTGCAGCGTCTCCGTAGGGATCGCGCAGGACTTTCATGGTCGGTGCCATGTAGTAGCCCATCTGTGACCAGTCACCGAAGAAGATCGGCTTGTTGTCACCCGTGCCGTCAGCATCGACTTTAGCCGAGAACATGACGGGGTATCCGAGCAGGCTCGGACGGTTGGCGTACTGACCGAAGGTCGAACGGATGCCCTGCTCTGCATACAGGCGCTCGTTGCCCGTCAGGGCAGCGATGTTGCCGTAGGTGGAGCCACGGGTCAACCATGCAACATTCGGGCTGTCGAGGTAGAACTGAACCGTGTCGTTGAAAGCGATGTCCTCGATCTCACCGGCGGCGATGCCTGCGGCGGTCGAGACTTTTGCTTCCGTACCAGAGGCAGCAGCCTCGGCAACGATCAGGCTGTTGTTCGTTTTCGCCATGCCGCGAGCAACGAAGTTCTCAATGAAGGCAAGCAGGTTGCTCGTCTCATCTTCGAGAAGTTCTTCGCTCAACTGTACCTTCTTCGTGTACTTGACAAGCGTGAAAGCCTGCTGACCAAGAGCCGGAGCATCGCGGTCGTAGCCGTTGGCTTCAGACGTGCTGACAAACTCACCATCGGCTTCGTTGTCAAAAGGTACGTTGACGGTCGTTCCGACACCGGGGATGCGGGTCAGACCGAGCAGGTCCGTGAGGTCGGCTTCGGACTTCTTGGCGAAGATGCCTTCGAAGTGTCCCGTTGGTACGACCACTCCGCCATCGCTGGGGGTCCCAATGTTCATATCCGTGTTGTTGGATGCTTTGATCTCAACTTCACGACCATCTACATCGTAGCCTTTAGCGCCACGGAGACCGCCTGCATCACCATCGCGTACCCATGCGGCGTATGCTTTGGCTTCGGAGTCTCCGGTGCTTGCGATGATAGCCGGAGCAGACTTGGCTTCGGCAGGTACTTCGACGATGGCAGGAGCGGCTTTGGCTTCTTCCATAGCGTCGAGGCGAGCGTTCTGTGCTTCGAGCATTGACTCGATGCTTTTCAGAACGTCTGTGTTCTGTTCAGACATTGTAGTGTCCTCTTGTTCTGTGTGTGGAGTTGCTTCTTCTGCGCCCATATCAGGCGCTTCTTCGATTGCTTCCGATTTGGCTTCTGCCGCAGTTGGCGCAGGGTGATCATGCCCCGCCTCTGCCGTGTCTGCCTCTGGCTCCACTACATCAGATGCAATTTCCTGTGCTGCCGGGGCTGATGCCTCGACAAATTCCTTGATAGACATAACGTGGTTGCGTGGCTCGGCAGGGTTCAGCACAAGCGATGCTTCGCCGAGCGGCCATGTCTCGATTTCCTTTGACCCGTTATCCGCGTCCTTGCGGCTGACGAGGTGTCCGACCGCGCCGGACGAGTAGCCGAGTTTACCCATCTCGACCAGTTCGTTCACCATCTTCTCGTACTCGTCGCGCTTCTCCAACTGCGCCTCGAACCAGAGACCCGCATCGGTGCTGCTGATTTCGCCCACGCCGATCTGCCTGTTTTTCAGGGTATCGTCGTATCCGTGTTGATAGTAGACGGGGAGGGTTGCTTGGATGCCGAAGTCGGTGGACTTAGTAAAGAAGTCACCGTATAGGTCGGGGTCAGTCGGTCCGCTAAACCTCACCAGATAGCCGCCGATTCGACCGTCACCCAGAGCCTTAACCTCGCCCCCGTAGGCGATGAGCAGTTCGTTGTCGTTCATTGTGTCTGTCGATTTGTTGAGCGGCTTACGCGGATCATGCGCCCAGTTCATTAATGATATATCCCGTTTACTCGGGCAACCCTCCTTCGCGGGTTCGCCCTGCTCGCCGTTACGCATCCTTTCAATAAAGGAGATGGCGCGGTTGGCGTTCTTGATGTGCTTCTCTGTCCAATCGTCTTTCTTGGTTTCGAGCAGTTCAAGATTGCGAGCGATGACTGCCGCCGGGTCTACCGATGCCAAGCGGCTGCACTCGGTTTCGGACCACGCCCGAAGATCGGACGCGCTCATGTTAGCGAGCCTGTTCCACTTGCGGTATACCTCGTCGAGTTCTTCCATGCCCCTTATACAGTTCGGTGATTTAGCGGTTCACTTCTTATCTACCCAACCGCCGCCTTTGAACACGGTCCCGCTGCCGCCTGTGATGACAATGTAACACTTCTGTCCTGTGGTTGGACACTTGGTAAGCGGTGCGCTTTTGATGGAAGCGAAATGCTCAAAGACAGTACCGTCCTCTCGCTTGTAGGTGTAGGTCATCCCATTCCCTCAAAGATGATGTCTTGTAGTGCTGCGGCAATGATCGTGGCTTCTCCTTCCGGTATGCCGAGGCGTATCAGTTCAGCGTAGTACGCGGCAATGACCAACGCCAAGTATTCTACGCTCTTGATATTTTTGTCATGCTCAGTCACCGTTGTCTATCAGTACAAGGTTAAACTGGAGCGAGATATTGGCGGTGCTGTTTGCCACCTTTGCAAAAAAGCCTATGTCGCAGGGTCCGACGAAGGGACCGCGTGAGACGTGGTTAGTTATGACGAGCGTATTCTGCAAACCCTTGTGTAGCGACTGCAAGCGCATTGGCTCATAGGGAGATGCCACATCGTCCGCTCCGCAGCGTTGGTAGAAGGCGATGTTGGCGTTCTTGGTTGGCTCAATATCTGCCAAATAAGCGGTCAGGAATGCGGTCTTTCCTTTTGGCACAGTATACGCACCGATCAGGCTCTGCCCATAGCCGAACAACCCGTCCCTTGACAACTCAGCCCACGTAGCACCGCCACCGTCTGCCCGAAGCGTTATGGTACCGTCATGGCTGGTGGTTGACGTTGAGGCGTACGTATTTGTGTTGACAAGGTACATACGGTAGACACGCAGCCAAGTATTGCTCAGGTCTACCGCCTGTGTCCCTTGCAGGGAGACCGTTTCTGTCTGCTCGCGCCAATCCGCACCGATGCCCTGAATGAGTACCTGCTGCGCTCCGGCGTTGCCCGTGCTGTCTACATCGGACGAGGACAGTATCTCCAATGATACCGGAGAGGTCGGCGTTGGGTACGTCTTGCTGTCTGTAATGACCGTCCACGTTGTACCGATTGCGTCAGCCTCGCCAAACTTGTTGATTACGCTGTGACCCTTGACATCACCTTTAGCCACCTCAAGGAAGAACTCGGCGTTAATCTGGTTTCCTGACAGGTCGCGCTCAATGCCAACCTGTCCGTGTGCGGCAGTTGCGAATAGGCAGAACAGTATGATGGCGGCGGCTCGTTTCATTGGATACACTCCTGATAAGATAACTTTCTGGCTTCTGCTAGTTGTAGGCAGGTGATTAGTTGCAACTCCTTCTTGATTTCGGCTTGGCTGCGCTCCACGGCTTCGATGCGGTCCTCCATCGTGCGGAAGTTGTTGATCATGCTACCCTGTGCCATTTCAACCACGTCAAGACGTTCGGGGATCTCGCGATACCCGGCAGTCGCAACGCCAACAACCATCGACACGGCGATAACTCCCGCAATGAGTTTGCCGACCTCAATAACTTTCCCGGTCTGTTCTATCTGGTCCATGTGGTTAAATAATTAAGGCAAAAAGCCCATTTGGCAGCGGCAGTTGATTACCTCGCCCGCAGGACCACCCGCCTGTGATGGTTGCATCAGACCGTTGCTGAACGGTTCGTTAAGAAGCCTCTCCTCCCCATCAAGTTTTCTGTGATTAGCCTCTCCCGGACGGGGCTTCTTACCCGGCTTTTTGCTCAGGTTTGGTCGAACTCTCTGATCGCCTGCGGTTATCCAAAACTTGCGAGTCATGCCTGCGGCGGTGGCGGCTTCCATCGCCCCGTAGTTGGCGGCGGCGTTCATTTCCGTTTGGGCAATCCGAAGGGCGCGGTTTCTTGATAGTTCGCCCCAT